GGTTGTATAAAAAAGTTCCTGGGTGACAACGAACGGGTGCATGTCAAAAACACCGTGGAATTAACCATGTTGCGTTGGGGGCGAAGATGAAAAAAGGTACACTAGACTACACATAAGTGAGCCCATAGTCCTTCTTAAAGATCTTCGCCATCCCGATGAGGTGAAACTCATCACCGAGTTGACAATTGTCAATAGCGCGGACGACTTCAAGCAACTCACTTGCATCTAAATCATACCTTGCCATTAACCAACCATCGTCAAACTCGTCACTGTAATCCATAATATCGGCAATTTCACTCACCGTGTGGTGTTTGAATTTCTCAACCACCACCTCCGCTACGCGGGTAGGGAACCTCTTTCTCAAAGCTCCCAATATAGAATTACTGGCCTCATGTCGCCAACCACCAACGACACCACCAACAAACAGGTTCATCCTTTCTTCAGGCAATGTCCTAGCAAATATGCTTGGCTCCATCCCTAAATGGTCTGCAAGAAGGTCATCCTGAATAGTACCCAGTGAACGCATGTATGCTGCAACGTTCATAACGGGTATATACTGACCTCGCTTTTCGGACCACATAAAAGACCTCTTAAGGAACTGAACCTCGGCCATATTGCTACAGCGTTCATAGGTGACTAAGTGACCGACCTGGAAGGCACCACCAATGATGCATTCTTCAACCACGTCTTCACTAAAAGGGTCGTCTCCGTTATCAACCCCTCGATCCGCTTCATAACATATCTCGCAAAAGGCATGTATGGCGATCAAGAAGCTTCCGGCATTGTTGTCTACAGTTGTGTTCGGGTGGCCCGAAGGCTCCATGGGACCCTGGAAACGGATGGTGCATGAACTGTTACTGTCAGTCGGGGATGTCACCTTAAATGGCAACAAGTTCCCCTCCAACAAACCCCATGCAAGATCGGGATCAACGGCAAGTTCCTGCATGTGCACAATGGAAAAGGCAGCTTGCTCTTGTGATGAATCGTTCGACGACACATCCACATTAGCCATAAAGCTTACCCCATTAATACGCCCGCTGTAACAGCTGTCATCTGACGACATTGCGACGAACACACACCCCTCGGTGCGGTGCGCAAATGCCATCTCTTTGCCGATATATTCCAAATCCTTACCGTCTGGTTTGCAATAAATAAATATACGCAAGGAACGGTTCCCTAACACAAACTCATGGATTCCGTGAGTTGCCATCTTCAAGTATGTCGGCAAGGATGATGCGTAAATACACATATCTCCCATGTCAGCTACCAGTCGGATGGACTTTCCTGGTTTCCCCCACTCAAATTTCATTTTGGCGCAAATCATGCGACAAAAGGCAACCAACCCGACTTCATCGTCGTATGGTTTTCCCTTGTGGATCGTTATCCTCAATTTTCTTTTGATATGGGGCAAATCACTGTGCTCGCGCCTATTTTCCCACGGGTTATGTTCATTCCAAAGCTTCCAGATCCCGTAGTAACTGTCTTTTGCACAGTTTTTAACAAAATCTACTTTGGCTTCAAAAAACCCAGGTACAGTTAGGTCTAAAAAGGTTTCTATAGCCTCCTTGATAAATCTCAAGTGGTGCGGGTGTGATCTTGCGTGGACCGACCTGCGGTATCTCATCTCATCACCCTCTCTACCACCTGCCAATCTACGATGGCCATCAACAGCTTGTTGCCCCCTCTTTTTAACTATGGGGTTCATCCAAGCACCGAAATCTAATGCTTGTTGGCGGTAAGCTCTTTCGCTTGTACGGCAACCAACAAGTCTTTTAATACTGTCATCCATCGAACGTGCAGTAAATTCACCATCCTCGAACACATTAAACCCACAGAACTGCACAAAGTGCGATCTGTGTTTTTCAGTGGCAGGTATGATGTCATTACCGAATGTTATATAGTTTGTACCCTGGTCTAGGTCGTCAACACGCCTACACTGACCAGTGTATACAATCTCCACGTCCGGACGGATGATCCAGTCC